TCTCTCTTAACTTTCTCTGCCTTCTTTACTTCTTGTGTCTTACCAATCATTGAGATTTGTTTCCAAGTCCCTAGTAATTCATTCGCAGCATTAAAGTCATAGTCAGCATCGGCTCTGCGGAATAGTTCGGTACGAATACCACTCTCTCCTACCCACTTCTGGAAGCCACTGTCACCAACAACATCCATAAAATCAGGATGTGTCGCTTCAAGTTGCGTTAAGTTGGCAGTTTGAGCCGACTTAAAATTAACTTCCCTAGCTTTGACAATCTCAGGGTGATTTTCTATCGCTGAATTTACTGCCTTAGCAGGGTCATCGTAGAAAGTGTCCTCGAAACTGACAGCTTCTTCTTCTGGTTCAGCAGCGGATGTAGCTTGTGTTTGAGAATCTAACAGTTGTTGAATTAATTGTTTCTGTTCTCCAACTGTTTGACCTTGTTTACCTAATACCTTCTCAGCATTTAGGTGCATCTCAATCACATCCTCAAGTGTCTTCCCAGCATACTTCTCAGGAGGTGTATATTCAGGTTGGGTAGTTACGTCTTCTGAGACTACCTGTTCTTGAACATCTTGTACAACCTCTGTCGTTTCTGTTACCTGTTCCGCCACCTCTGTAGGTGCATCATCTACTACTATACTCATTTTGGTCTCCGTCCTTTGCAGGATTATGAAGTTTTATTAAGATGGAGGCGTTTCCGCTTGTTCCATCGCTATTTTAGTTGCACTTTCTAAGCTAATTACATATCCTAGTAGGTGTAACTGACCCTTAGCATGCCAAAGGTCTTGTTCATTCTTCATAGTGTCAACGTCTCGTACACTACTTTCAATATTCTTTAATTCTTCTATAAGGTCTAACCAACCTTCTGTCTCAAATACTTCTAATCTATCTTTTAGGAATTGTTCGTCAGTCTTCACTGATAAGTTTCCTCAATGTTTGTTTTAACTGCGGTTGCTCTAGCATTAGCCATGTTCAATATCGTCTCAGATTGTAGATGTTCTACTTCTGGTATGTTTCTAGCAGTCTCAGAGTTCTTATTGTTAATATCAGCTCTTGTTTTCTCCACACTCATCTGGTCTTTCTGAAGTTTAAGTATCTTTTCTTGAATCTTAATCTCATTAGGAGCAAGTTCTTGAGCTTCCGCATACCATTTAGCAGCTTTAGCTTTCTCTTCTTCAGCTTCAGCTTGTGTCTTAGCAATATCAGCTTGTGCCTGTGCAATTTGTAACTCAATAGCCATCTGTTGTTGCTGTTGTTGCTCAGGGTTAGGTTGATTACCTTGCATAAGACCATTAACAATCTGGTCTCTGTTATGAATAGACGAGTTCTGCATCATAGCTAGTAGAATCACGTTGAAAGCAGGTGAATCTTTAGGAATAGCTTGCAACATCTGGACCATTTGAGTCATTTCTAACTCTTTAGCCATGATTCCCATCGTAGAGTAAGGAACAAACTTGTAATCATTAACAGGGTAGCGTTCAACATCGAACTGAATCTTACGCCACATTGATTTATTAATCATCGGAATAAGGAAAGTGTTCTGGAAGTTCATCAATGTACGTTTCTGTCTCTTAATAGAAGCAGATTGTGCCATTGACATACCAGAAGACGTAGCTCTATCAGCTGAACCGACATCAGCAGAGCCAGTTCCCATCTGAATCATGTTTTGAAGTGAGGCAACCTGAGTAAATGTATTTTGGTCTGTGGTTCCCATATTAAGAGGCATGATAGCATTTCTTGGGTCACCATTTGTTAGGATAGTTTTACCAGGTCGGACCTCAAACTTGACACCTCTAGGTAATCTGGTCGCATCTGCAGCCATCATAGGTGTAGTTGTTAGTGCAAGTGAGTCAATCCTAGCTCTCATCTCTGCATCTAGTGCTTTTTGGGGGTTGTATCCTTTCTCGCAGACACCTCTACCCCAGAATTTGTTAGGAACTATGTCGTGTTGGTAGCTAATGAATGGTCTATCCTTCATCATAAAGGCATTTTCTTCTGCTCTTAAGATATATTCATCGTTTACTAAGGTAACAACAGCTTCAACTAGCTCATCTTTCTTAGAATACTCAAAGTCATCCTTATCAACCTTAGGTTTAAGGAATCTCTTAGGGACTAAACCCCAATATTCCGTAATCTTAACCGAGTCTGACTCATCTGCCATCTTAGATTCAGGGTCGAAGCCGAAACGTACAGTATCATAATCACCATCAAGGGGAACATCACGATAGATACCAGACTTAATACCATCAACAACATGATACCTTGGCTTAATGACTTCATGAGCGACACCAAGTGCCTCATTAATTGAATTAGCCGCTGGGTCAATTAAAAACTCCTTAGGTGAGATAGGTTCTATCTTAACATCAATAACAGGGTACTCAGTTAGCTGACGTGTAGAAGTCATCGTACCTTCAACAGGCATTTCTACAGGAGAACGCTCTATATTCTGTTCAACAACAATCTTACCTACACCAGTTCCGTAAATAGCAGCGTTAAGGAAGATTTCACACACAGCATCCTTAACACCAGTCTTTTCTAGGTCTTCTTGTAGTAGATTACGTATAAATTCAGCATCTGAAGGGTCTTGGTCTAGGTGGTCGTCTTGTAAATCAAACCATTTACCTCTACCGAACGTAGCTTCTTCTAATTCTGCAACAGATGACTCAACTGCCTGTTGTAAAGCAGGTGATATGATTCTTGATTTCTCGGATTCTCTAGTTCTGTCGGACTGTAACCAGATACCACGCCATAGACGATAGTATTCATCCCATTGGGTGACATAGTTAACGTCTCTGTGAGTTCTCCAGCCTTCTAAGCGGTATGACAACCAAGAAGCGAGTGCCTGATATTGTGTTTCCTTGCTATCGAACATAGATGATATAAACTTCCATAGGAATTTATCCGTAATATATCATAAAGTAAAGCAAATAATCAGGTATTTTCCTTAATACCCAGCAATTAGGTCTTCAGGTTCCCATTCTTCGTCCATTTGTACGGAATGTGCGAAGTCTGCGATGGACACCTGGTCTATATAGGACAAGGCATCTAGTAAATCATCATGTGCAAGTCGTGAAGGGAAGTCTAACATCTGGTCCATGAAGAACTTCCAGTCTTTATCTTCATTAAATGTAATTTGTTGGTGTTCTAAACGTCCCTGTAGTGACCAAGTAATACGTTCTGACTTCTTTTTACCACCATGACGTAGCTCATCTATATGTACAAACCTGTTAGAAGACCTCATCTCATCTTCTAGATAGGGCATGATGGCGTTCTTCAAGGAACCAGTCTCAATACCTACAGTTGTAGCTTCATTAAGTTCAGCTGCCTTCAGTATCTTAGTGGCAGTTTCTTTAATAGACCACCTACCATGTAGAATATCCTTCACCCACCACTTATCACGGTCTATCTTAACAATAGCAATAGCGGTTTCATCTAGTTTAGA